TAACGCAATGCAAGGTCAAAGATTCGGCTTTCTGGATGAGCTTGCTGGTGGTGTTGAAGAACCAGTAAAAGCCTTGGTTGAAGGAAAGCCACTAGCACAAGCCTACCAAGAAGGTCGTGACATCGTTCGTGGTGCTGCTCAGTCTTACGAGCAGCGACCATTGCTGTCAACAGCAGGTCAGGTTGCTGCATCTTTGCCATTCATGGCTACAAACATCGTCAGTCAAGGCGCACGCGCTGCTGGTCGTGCTGCATTGCCAGTTATTGAGCAAGCGTCTCCTGCTGCTGCACAAGCATTAGGCAAGGCAGGTCAATACTTAACGGCAGCACCTGCTGCTGGTCAAGTCATGGGTATGGGTCAGCGCGCTGCACAGGCTGGTGCATCTGGTGTTGGTTATGGCTTACTCGGTGGTCTTGGCTCGTCAGAAGCTGAGACATTAGGCGGCATCACGCAAGATGTGTTGAAGTCTGGTGCTGTCGGTGGCGCTCTCGGCGCTGTCACTCAACCAGTTGCATCAGTTCTTGGTGCAGTTGGTCAGAATGTTGTTGGTCGTGTTTCTGACAAGGCTGCTTCACGCTACGCAGAGCAAAAGGTTGCTGAAGCCTTGTTGCGCGATACGCCACCAGACTTGCTGTCTAGCGCCTTGGGAATGTCTAAGGCTCGTATGGGTAAGTTAGGCGAAGAAGCCCGTATCGTTGATGTTGGCGGTGCAAGCACAAAGCAATTGCTTGACACAGTTGCAACGCTATCAGGCGAGACAAAACAGGCTCTTGAGCGTGCCATTCGTGAGCGTCAAGCAGGTCGCGCTGGTCGTTTGATGGGTGCTGCTGATACTGCTCTCGGCACACAAGGCGCTGACTTCCTTGGAAGCCTTGAGACATTTGCTGCACAGCGTCAAGCTGCTTCGCGTCCTTTCTACGATGTGATTGACAAGGCTGTCGTGACGGTTGACAACGACTTGCTCAATGTACTGAAGAGATCAGAAAGAATGCAAGGCGCTGCCGAATTGCTGTATCAAACAAAGACAGGTCAGACGCTTGACTTGTCAAAGTTGAAGGTTGGCGAAAAAGTGCCAATGAATGTGCTTGATACATTGAAGCAATCTTTGTATGACTCAGCACAAAGCCTGAAGCAATCAGGAAGCGGTCAGCAAGCAAACGCATACGATGATGTGCGTACAAGCCTTGTTAAGTTGCTTGAGCAGAAGTCACCTAAAGTTGGCGGTCAATCTGCTTATACGCAAGCCATGAAAACTTGGGCTGGTCCTTCACAGATGATGGATGCTGCCGAAGCTGGTCGCAAGGCTATGACAGGCGACATCATGGACATTAAGCAATTGACCAAAGGCTTCACACCTGCTGAGATGGATGCCTACAAGATTGGTGCTTTGCAGGCTTTGCGTCAAAAGACAGGCACAGAAGGTGGTCAGACATCATTGCTGAAGATGTGGAAAGAGCCAGCAACGCAAGAGCGTTTGCGCGAAGTGTTTGGCAATGACTATCGACAGTTTGCGTCTGAAGTCGCGAAAGAGGCTCGATTGAAGGGTATGGAATCTCTTGGTCGCGGTTCTCAAACTGCTGCGCGTTTGGCTGGTGCTGCTGACTTAGATATTGCACCTTTGATGCAAGCAGGTCAGGCTGTTGCTGCTGGCAGTCCTACTGGCATCGCTGCTGGTCTTTCTAACCTTTATGGTCGAGTTCAGACACCTGAACCAGTACGCAACCAGATCGGTCAGATTCTGTTGTCACGCGAACAGCAAAAGCTGATGGACATGGCAGAGACAATCCGCAGAGTTAACGAAGCCAGATCACGCGCTGCTGGTCGAACTGGTTATCTTGGCGGTCAGATTGGCACGAACATCATCCCGCAAGAGTAATTCGCATGAAAACCCCAACATGGCAAACTAAGGCTGGACAGAACGCAAAGGGCGGCTTGAATGCGAAGGGTCGTGCTTCGTACAACGCTGCAACTGGTGGCAACTTGAAGCCACCAGTTAAGTCGGGTGACAATCCACGCAGAGCGTCATTCTTGGCTCGTATGGGCAACATGGCTGGTCCAGAGTACAAGGACGGTGAACCTACACGGTTGCTGCTGTCCTTGAAAGCGTGGGGCGCTAACTCAAAGGCTGATGCAAAGGCAAAGGCAAAAGCAATATCTGCAAGGAATAAGGCGAAGGGTAAATAAGAATGCCAGCAAATCAATACTCTGATTCGTTGTTGATGGATGCTCTGCGTGGCTCGTTGAGCAACTTGGAGTCTTTAGGTCGTGGTGCTGCTGTTGCACCTATTGGTTTGCTTGGTGACATTAACGCCTTGGCGCGTGAGTATGTGACACCACGCTTGCCTCAGTCTGTGCAAGGCTTGCTGCAAGCAGCGCCAGCAGCACCTACAACTGAGCAGATTCTGTCTAACATTCCTCGCGTCTCTAAGCCACGCATGGAGACTTCTGGCATGGAGCAGCTTGGCGCTGCAATGAATCCTCGCGGTCCTGTTGACTTGGCGCGTGGTGCTGGTCGTTTGGCTGGTTCTGCCGTGAATGAAGCAATGGTCTATGGTCGTGGTCCATTGGCTTCTATTACGCCACAGCCTATGCGTATGGTTGAAGATACTGGTGGGTTGCTTGCTCCTACAAGAGAGTCATTTGTGCAAGGAGTTCCAGCAGGTCAAGAGATGATCGTTCACCACAATATTTCGCCTCAAAAGTTGGCTAATGTGCAAAAAGTTGGTGGTATGCCAGTTCCATCTATTGCCGTCTCAAATGTAGAAAATCCAATGATGAACTTCGGTGACATTTCATTGATTGGACCTAAAGAGATGGCAATCCCATCTGCAAAAAATCCTGTTTATGGCTTTGACGCTTACACAGCAAGAGCGCCAAAGATTGACTATCAGATTGACCCAAAGTCTGCAAAAAACCTTAAAGGTATGTTCTCTGACGTTGCTGACGATGTTGGTGACTACAAATTGGATAAGCTAACTCAAAATTGGGAAGATAGACAGTATTCAGAACCAATGATGGCTAAGTTCCTAAAAGAAAAAGGAGCTTTGCCAGACAAGAAAGACTTTGATGCAGATTGGAAGTATTCTCAAGCGTTAAGTGATGGAGTTTATAACTTGCGCTCAGAATATGGTGATTGGCTTGGTGAGTTCAACAATCGACTTTCTGATGCTGGTGTAAACATAAAAGAGCGCATCTTTAAAGGATATACGGACTCTGGAAATAGACGTTATGCGCCTGCAACACTTGAAAATCTTGTAAAAGAAATGAAGGGTGGCGCTGGGTCAGAAAATTTCAATTACGGAATTGGCAACCTTCGTGCTGTTGCCAGCCCAAAGTTTAGAAAACTAGACGATATTAAAACCTCAAGGGATAAAATTGTTCCGTCAGAGGAATTCAAAAAGGTCAAAGAAGAAATCAATGATGCTTATGATGCTTTGACACACAGAATTTATAAGTTAAGCGATAAAGAAGGTTATGGTTATAGTCCAACAGATGTTTTATATGACATTGGGCAGGCAAGAAACGTCAATTTATTGGACAGATTCAAGTCTGGCGCAGATGACCAGTTAAAGGCAGACATTGGGATTTTCATTAAAAAACTGCAACAACTACCAACCGAATACTTTGAAATTAAGCCTCAACGTGCGGTTAGCGTTTCTGAGTTTGAGGGCGCTATTGTTCCGGCTAACGCTCCTAAAAGGTCTATCGAGTACCTAAGAAATCAGGGCATAAACGACATTTATTTTTACGAAACCCCAGAAGAACGCAAGGCGCTGTTTAAGAAGTTTGGAAACCAAATGTTCGGCGCTGCTCCCGCATTACCCGCACTAGGACTGCTAGGCAGCGAAGAAGAATAGTTGTATAATTGCAACACTTAAACCGAACAACCACTAAGGATTCGGACATGGAAATCAGTAAAGTAGAAGAAAATAAAGCAAACGGCTTACCACCGAACGCAGGGCTAGGAAGACCCAAGGGAGCGCCTAACAAGTCCACAGCGGCGGTCAGAGAGGCCATTGCTAGGATGGCTGAGGACAACGCAGAGAACTTCGCTGAGTGGCTCACAAAGGTCGCAGCGGACAGCCCTGAAAAGGCGTGCGACATCTACCTAAAGGCGATTGAGTACCACATCCCCAAACTAGCGAGAACAGAAGTAACAGGCGCAGAGAACGGCCCGCTGACCATTAAGGTCGTGACGGGAATATGACCGAAGCGGTAATTGAGACCGGATACAAGCCAAGGGCAGAGCAAAGACAGATTCACGATGCCGTGGAGAGTCACCGCTTTGTTGTGGTTGTGGCTCACCGCCGGATGGGAAAGACTGTGGCTGCGCTTAACCAGCTCATCCACGCCTCCTTGCAATGCGACAAGCAAGACCCAAGATTTGCCTACATTGCTCCGACTTACGGACAGGCCAAGCGGGTTGCGTGGGACTACCTATGCAACTTCACGAGACCGCTCAAAGCCGAGGCAAACATCTCGGAGTTGCGTGTAGACTTCTACGGCAGGAGAATACAGTTATATGGCTCAGACAACCCCGATTCTTTGCGAGGCCAATACTTCGATGGCGTTATTCTGGACGAGATTGGCGACCAGAACCCGAAGATTTGGAACGAGATTATTCGTCCTGCTCTCGCAGACCGGATGGGTTGGGCGGTATTTCTAGGAACACCAAAGGGTGCAAACCATTTCAAGGACTTCAGGGATAGGGCAGAGAAAGAGCCAGAGTGGAAGCTCTTGGAGTTCAAGGCTTCGCAAACGAATATTCTCCCGAAAGAGGAACTG